TGTAGTTTTCAGTAATAATTGATTGTTCATAACTCTTATTTCTTCAGAGTTATCACTAATATATTGAACATCTCTTGTAGCATAATCGGTACGTAATGTTATAGGGAGTAATCGTGCTAAGCTCAGATAAATAACCGGATGCGTTACATTACGGCTCTGGTTTGCACCTGGGATGCCATCATTACCTCGGACAATAGGCCTGGCCTTTGCTCTATCCTTATAACCATAAAGACCTAATGTAAGCTTGTCTAAGTGTTTATTAACATTGGCATCATATAGACTGATTTTGACATCCATTGAGCCAGCAGTATCATATTCTTCAGATAATCTAAAATGCTCATTGAATGCTGATTTAAAACTTCGGTTCGTCAATGTTTTATAGTTCGTTAAGACCGTGACTGGTTTTTTTGATTGATCTCTGGAGAAGCTGAAAATTTGTGCAACGATACCAAGTATCGTTGATTTTGACGTTCCGTTTTTTCCACATATAACTGTTAACTTACTGCCAAACTCTATGTTTACGTCTTTTAAACCTCGAAATTTTATAACTTGAAGTTTATTCAACTTAGTTATCTGGTTTGCCATGCTCGTCCCTTATACCTGAAGTGGCCACAAGTTGTGGCCAAGATTTCGTAAATTATCTTTCTAGCGCCTTGTTGCAAGTTTGTCCATCATATTCCTTCAGATATGAGCCATAATGCCTAAACAACATTTCCGGTCCTTTATGCCCCATCTGACCCGCTAACCAGAAGAGATTGACGCCTTGACTGATATGACGTGTAGCGAAAGTGTGTCGTGTCTGGTAAGGGTTACGATAACCTGGGTTGATCGCAATATTAAAGTGCCTCTGACAGAGCCACAGAAGGTGGGTAAATCGCCTGTAATTTAGCGTGTAAATGTCGGGAGTTATTCCCCTATTTTTCCCCAATGATTCCCCGTACAAATTTTAAACATGAAAAAACCAGCCGTAAAAGGCTGGTTTTAATGGTATTTTTTGTCGGCACGAGAGGATTTGAACCTCCGACCCCCGACACCCCATGTCAGTCGCCAGGGGCACCCAGATAAGCCATATAAGCACTAATCATCGCTTCAGCTTTATGATGCGTATTACCCATTGCCATTAAAGTATCTAATGGATGGGCACCTGTCCTCATAGTTTTAGCAATTGCCCATAGCAAATAGTCCAGAGTCACAGGCGTAGAGTTGTCTAAAGCATTGAATGCATACGAATCATTAATGACTTTATATTGCGGGTACTTTCTATTGCTCTCTTCAACAGCTTCCTTCAGCTCAGCCGTCCAGTTAGAGGTGAAAGAGCTACTTTGATGCTCTTGTAGGCGTGCTAAACCTGCGAGACGATCACGAGCTTGTTCAAGTTCTGCGCGCATTGCAGCAATTTCTTGATCTGATTCGCTAAGTTGTTTATCTACGGGGCCTAATACTTTTAACAATTCTCCAAGTGAATGGTCATAAATCTCTTCCGTAGTAAAATCACCATACCTCTTCCCTAAAAGGAAGCCCGGCAACTCAACATGCTGAAGCATCAACGGTAAAAGAATTACTCGCTTTTCGGCAATTTCTCTGTTGGAGCTAATATCTAATTCTCGTTGAACCCATGTGCTGGCAATTGAGTTTTGCGAAAGGACTACTGCAACATAATCAACTTTATCCAAACCCTCTCTAATTTTCTCGATTAAAGAGTCACCTATATTTATTTCAGCCTCATCCAGCCAGACAACATGACCTTGTGATTGTAATGATTGTGCTAGGCGCCTAACGAAGGGCTTGTCAGCTGAGTTATGACTAAGAAAAACACTTGCCATGTTTAATCCTTCATATGCTTTAAGATACAAAAAAGCCCGCGTATGCGGGCTTTCAAGTCACTTAGGAGCCGCGGCTCCTTTGCGTATCCTTTTTAGTCTCCTCACCGTCTGGTCGGTGTCATGCTGAGACTGCTAACTTCCTGTTTTTTCGAGTGCTGTCCTAGCACTGTCCAATCATGATTGGTGGAGCTGGCGGGAGTTGAACCCGCGTCCGAAATTTCTACATACCATTTTTACTGTAATAAAAACAGTGAATTATTTTTAAAAACAGTCTCTTAGTGTTATTTGCTGTTTGTGCGTTTTATGCGTTTTTAATGCTCTGCCGCCACTTTGTCGCCATTAAATGCGCTGGTCATTTGATATAGGTAAAATGCTTGTAAAGAGTTTTTCGTCATATAGTGCGTACTCAGGTATGTAATCACCATTGCTTTTACCTGTTTGGAAGATAGAGGGGTCTTTGTCGATTAAAATATATAACTCAATGAGAATATTTCTTAGTCCCCAAAGCATTTGCTTTAGTTGTTTTTCATCATTGAATGAGATGCTTATAGCTTCCGTATCTGGTTTTGGATGTTCAAGAATTATTGAGAAAAGATGTTCTTGGTATTTATAATCAATTCCAAGTAGTCTGCAAAGTTGCATTATGTTTGATTCTATGAGTTGTAGGCTAAATAATTGGTTGTCATGATTTTTGTTGTTGGAATTAAGCGATTTGTTTATGTTGTTATAATGATTTGTTGTTTTTCGAATAAAATCTTCTGCAACAGCGGTGCTATAGCCATTATCAATGGAAGATGATTTGAAAATATTTTTATAAAGAGTGTACGGATGAACTACAGATAGTTCAATACTATCTATATCACTAGTTTCTTTATTTAATCTTGATAATTTAAATGTTGGTAGTGTTTGGAATATATCAGCGAAGCTTTTCAGATGTGAGTAATATGAATCAGTGGTGTTTTTTTCGATAACAAGATTGATTTGCTTTTGTGTTTTTTCTATTTGGTTCTCTGTTTGTGTGGTTCTATGTATATTGTTGACGATTGCTGCAAGAGGTACCGAAGAAGCTAAAATAAATAATGGCAATTTAGAGATGTCAAGAAAGTGATTAAAACCGTCTGATGTGAAATTTAAATCGTGGCCTTTCCAAGCCCAGAGGCCATACAAAACAAACATTTTTAACGGTACGATAATAGATGCTATGAATAATGGTTGCTTTAATAGATTTTTCTCATTTAGTTTAAGCCAATTGAAGCGATAGAATATAAATATCAATCCAAGTATATAAGCTACACTAAAGAAGATAAAAACTCTTGGGCGATTAGTGTATATCAATGCTAAGGCAATTAAGATAGTAATGATTGCGTAGGTAATGATTAATGTGAGCTTTTTTTTCATTCTATTAAACCAAATTATGTAAAGGATTTTTTGTAACAGCATCTTCTAGATGGTCTGGAGAAAAGTGTGCGTAAACCATCGTCATTTTTATATCGGCATGGCCCAATATTTCTTTAAGGACAAGAATGTTTCCGCCATTCATCATGAAGTGGCTAGCGAAAGTATGACGTAGCACATGGGTGCACTGGCCTTCAGGCAGTTCGATACCCGCTCTTTTTACTGCACGCTCAAAGGCTTTTCTGCAGGGTGTGAATAGCTTACCTCTGTTTTTGGGCAGCTCGTCATACAGATCCTGAGATATCGGTACGGTTCGGTTTTTCTTGCCTTTGGTTTTGGTATAGGTGATCCGGTATTTAGATAACTGATGGCCCTGCAGGTTTTCGGCTTCACTCCACCGCGCGCCGGTGGCGAGGCATACTTTTGCGATCATCAACAGGCTGGGGTTTTGAGAATCAGCGCAGGCATCAAGCAGGCGTTTGATTTCGTCCTGGGCCAGGAACGCCAGTTCCCCCTCTGAGATTTTGAATGTTGGTAGCCCGGCGAGCGGGTTAGGCGCTGACCAGTGGCCCAGTTTTTTCAGGGTGCCAAAAACGGATGATAAGTTACGCTGTTCCAGGTTTACCGTGCGGGGCTTTACTGGCGACATCAGCGCGCCGTCTTCGTTGCGTACTTCACCTTTTAATCGTGCTTCGCGATATTTTGTAAAGTCACCGGCGGTTAACTCAGAAGCGACGGGATCGCCCAAGCCATTGCAGATAATTTTCAGTTTCGCCATTAGGCGCTTGGGGTCTGCGAGCGTCTGGCCGTAAAGGGAGTGCCACTGCTCAATCAATTCTGACAAACGCCGCCGATCTTCCTTTTCACCCAGCCACGGCTTTTTGTTCACTTCATCCATGGTGAAGTTTTCGAATGCTACAGCCTCGCCCTTTGTCGCAAATTGCTTGCGCACACGCTTGCCGTCACGCCCGTTCGGGTAACACTCGCACAACCATTTTCCGTTCGGCTGCTTTCTGATCGTCATAGTTAGATGCTCTTAATGACTTTTACTGCGCGGCCAACTACCTCAACGTCGTCGACAGAGCATTCAAAAGAGGAGTCATCTTGATGGACAATAATTTTGTTTCCAGGGATACGGGCAATCTTCACGATATTTTTCATACCATCAATATCGATAAGCCAGATTCCGTTACTGAGCTGTTTTGCAGAGGTATCGACAACGTAATCCCCTTCAGTCGTTTTTACGTACAAACAGTCTTCTGCTTTACCTGAAATCAGCCCCTGATCAAGATAAATATCCTCCAGTTCATCAAAAGTACCGCCCTCTATCGTCACCTGTTTCACTGGCGGGACGACAATCTTAGAAAGGGGGCGTACTGTGGGCTGACTCTCGTTTTTGGACTTATTTTTTTCGTCTGTCTGAGGGTACATTTCGCCTTGTCCTGTTGTTAACCAGAGCAAAGAAATGCCTGTTTCAAGAGCGCATTGAATAACCCAATCAGCAGGGAAGCTGTCACGTAACAGCCTGTTTGCCATAGTGCTTTTAGAAGCTTGAAGATGTTCAACTAAAGCAATCTGAGTATTGAAACCGTAGGCAGCCATTAACCTTTTGATGGCTTCCTTTCCTCCCGTATTTGCACCGCTGCTAATCTTCAAGTTGAACTCTCCATTTGACAATCTAATATCGGGATCATAAATTGTGTCCAACTTCTAAAGTGAGAGTTTGGAAGTTGGGGTTAAACATCATAAAGCGCACTAAAACTAAGAGATACTGCACTATGAGCACAGATATTTCAATTCGAGTACCCAAAGAGATGGCTACACCTGCAGAGTTCGCGGAGTGGGAAGGTATTTCACGTGGCTCTGTATACCAAAAAATTCACCATGGACAGCTTGCTAAGTACATGGTTAAAAAGGATAAAAACAAAGGTCGCGTAAGCCTGCGTTACTTAATGTACAAAACCGATCAGGTCCGTGAGTCTCTTGGTCATTCCAACTTCCGCGTCATTGTTGGTCAGTAAGTTCGATTATGAGAACTTTTTAAGGGGCTCACATGTTTGATTATAAGATTTCCAAACATCCACACTTTGAAGAGGCCTGCCGGGCTTTCGCACTGCGTCACAACATGGCGAAGCTGGCAGAACGCGCGGGAATGAATGTCCAGACGCTGCGCAACAAACTGAACCCGGAGCAACCGCATCAACTCACGGCGCCAGAAATTTGGCTGCTGACGGATATCACCGAGGACTCCACGCTGGTTGATGGGTTTCTGGCGCAAATCCATTGCTTGCCATGCGTGCCGCTGAACGAAGTTGCCAGCGAGAAAATGCCTCATTACGTGTTGAATGCTACAGCAGAGATTGGTCGTGTTGCAGCAAGCGCTGTTTCTGGCGAACACCAGACAACAACGGAACGTCGGCAAGTTATCGAAAGCATCAATTCTGTCACTCGCTTAATGGCACTTACAGCTGTTTCCATGCATGCGCGCCTGCAGTACAACCCGGCAATGGCAAGTGCTGTTGATACAGTGACGGGCCTCAGCGCGTCTTTTGGTCTGATCTGAGGTGCTCATGCTTAATAAAGAACCCTCATTCGCATCGCTTTTGGTTAAACAAAGCCAGGGTATGCACTGCGGCCATGGCTGGATTATCGGGAAAGATGGCAAGCGCTGGCACCCGTCCCGCTCTCAGGAAGAACTACTGGCAGGGCTGACCACTACCAAACAGGTGAAACCATGGCTATTGAAGGTACTTCTGCGACTGTTCCACTAAGCCCGGGTCAACGGCTTGAAGGACTGAACCATATAGCTGAATTAAGGGCGAGTGTATTTGGTCTGAATATTGAGCCAGAGCTTGAAAGGTTCATTAAAGATATGCGTGACCGTCGCGATATAAACCATAAACAAAATGAGCGCGCACTGGCAGCCATATTCTTTATGGCAAAAATTCCGGCAGAACGTCATGGCGTCAATATTAGTGATCTGACTACTGACGAAAAGCGGGAACTGGTTAAAGCAATGAATCATTTTCGTGCAGTGGTGAGCTTATTTCCCAAACGGCTAACCATGCCGAATTAACCCACAACAGAAATTAATGGCGTAAACCCGCCGGGCATTCTTTTGCCCAAATTCAGGAGAGAGAACAATGCAGAAAGAATTACAAAAAATGTTTGTAGCTGAAACCGATTCGCTTATGGCGGTGATCGATATTGCCAAACGTGAGGAGCGCAAAGGCCGCGCGCTCGCAGTTTCAATCCGCCTTGAGGCGCTGGCAACCCACATCACCAACAAAGGGTTAAACGGTGTTGAAGCAGCTGAACTTCTGCGCTGCGAAGCAACCCGCTACGAAAACGAATCTCAGGAGCTCCACTAA